CGGAAACGTAACTGCGTTGCCCATACCGGCATACTTCAAGAGATCGAAGGAATAACCTTCTACTCTTTTGGTACGACTCTGATCAAGTGCAGCAAGGAAGTTATGAAACTTCCGAAAAGTGTATCTAACTATCGAGTAAGATAGAAGATCACTTGCTGAACTCAAATCAATAGTCGAATAAATGCCGAACATGGACCCGATCTCAGCAAGACGTTTGTTCTTGCTTTGATCGTCTAAGTCTAGACAGCGGCTAAGAATTTTGCACCGTTTGATATTATATCTAAGGTGCGCATTCAAAGCATGTTGAGAAAACTGCCTTACGGCAGGCTCAATGGTTATCGTTCTCCGAGATGAAGTAGTCTTGGGAACGGTAACGAGTCTAGACGTGCTGCAAGCGGGATAGTTGAGAATGTTCCTCGGGTCAAATCTCAATGTCGATTCGAGATCATAGCCGAGTACCATCAGACTCTCGTCAAAAGACGCGAGTCTGGCGGCTACTTCATACCATTTCAGGTTTGAAGTCAATTTCTCAGACACAGCCCCTGGTCCGTTCTTTCCCGGCAAAAATGAAAAATCGTCAAGATCTTTCAGAATGACGGTAGAGACCTTGTCAAAGTAGTAGTCACTAGCAAAGCTAGCTACTACTGCCTCCACTCTAAAGAAATCCGACTTTGCTTTGGTATCGTTCCTTTCGGACCGATCATCGTCAAGAGTCAGTTTCTTAAAGAGAGCCAGAATTTCACGCGTACACTTGATACTGTGTACATCTGGCATAGACAAGATGAGACCAGTTTTAGAATCAAAGATTCTACTCGTCAAACCCAGAAGAAATTTTGGGAGAGACGATCCACGGTTTCGAGAGAATCCATGGATTGGAGTAAACCGACCAGTCTCAAGAGCGTTATCAAAACTCTTGAGAAAGGCAGGGAGAGCCACGGAAACGAATCCGTGACCTTCTTCTTTGATTCGAGCCTTAAGCGTTACGTAGTCGCGCTTAAGTCCCTTCACACCAGGTTGGAGCCGTTCGAAATCATCGAGTAGGCTCCAAAGGACTGTTAACAGGCTTTTCATCGGTTCCTCTTAGAGGTGGCCGAGTCCTGCCCGTACTTTCCAATTCCAAGCTTGTCGCAGCTACAACACCCGCAACAATGGGGTCGAGTAGCAACGTCTGGACAGAAGGAAAAAAGAAAGCAACGATCGTCAGCGCAATAGCGGTGACGAAAGAAACTATTCTCTTATCCATCGTTAGATGCCATAGGCAATAACGTCTGCACCAGGAAAATCTGCGTCCGCCATAAGCGTCCGCAGAGTTACAAGCATATCTTCCTTCTGAGCTATGGTCCAGCCGTG